ACAAATCTTCTTCTCTTTGTTTAGTTGCCTCATCATCTTCAGAAGGAAGAAAGTTCAATATAATAACATCCACATTTACTGTTTTTAATTTCTGCATTAACTTTCTTGCATCTTTTAAACTTGCAGGCGGAATTTTATAAACCTTCCCATCCCTTAATCTAATTTCTTCATCATCTTCAAAAAATATCTTTTCTGTATTTTTCATCTCTTCAGCTTTAATACGTTCAACTGCTTCTTTATTCATTTCTGCCGCAATATTTCTTTCCTCCATAATTCGACCTCCAATACATTAATATGTATTAGCAGAGATAGTATTATCTCTGCCAGTTAATTTAAAATTATACATGAGAAGTAGCTGTATACATCTTTACAGTACCAAGTCTTCCATCTGGTCTTTCTGGGTCTATCACAATTAAAGATATTTCACTTGCATTTGCTGTTGCTCTTTGTGCGTTTATTGTAAACGAACCTCTTGCACGACAAGCATAAAGCTCAGTTTCAATACCTCTATAAGTTCCATCTTTCTGCAGGAAAGAACCATGATGTATTACCCTTACTGGGAATGGAACTTCATCGGCTAAAATACTTGCCACATCTACTTTTGCGGTGCGTTTATAATTTATAACAACTTCTTTACCAGCTAAAGAAGCATCCAAATATAAAGTTCCATTAGGCGCTACCATAAATGAGCCAGATGCAGGAGCTGTATCTGCTGAATAAGGAACTTGAACTAACAATTGGTTCGTATCATTTATTCTGACAGTAATTTCTGGTTCGGAAGCTAATGTTGAACCAAAATTCAATGTTACCACGCCAGCAGTAGCAGTACCGTTTGTACCTTCAAAAACAGTCTGAACTTCATTCAATACCCATAATGTATCTTGTTTATCCTCTTCTATATTAGAACCAAGCATAAGTTGTAAAGCACTCAAATCAAATTTCGCATCCGTTGCAGTAATTTCAATAGATTTAGATTTTACAAGGTTATCAATAGGAAATAAACTATCTCCTCCAAAAATATCATCTATTTCCACATTAAAATTTATCCTCAAATCCTGCAACGTACCAAGAGTTATAACTTCAGCACCATCATCAGTTACTCTTTTGGCAAGCATTGTGCCTACACCTTTTATGATCATCTTCTTGCCCATCTATATCACTCCTTACAAAAATCTTATAAACACATATCCAACCTCGCAACATCATTTTTAGTATAGTAAAGATTAATGAAAAACTATCAATTTTTAATCATTAAGTGCAACAAACATATCAAAAACTAAGGTAAAACAATAAGTATTTTGTAAATTAGAACGACTTTCATATCCTTCTACAAAACTTGATTCAAAAGTTTCTACTCCCATCATTGGATTTAATTTCTTTTCAAACAATTCAATTATCCTTTGTGCAATATTTAAAGCCAAATCTACATTATCTTTTGTATATATATCAAACATAAAAGTTGCATTATACACCTCTGCATTTTTTATACCGCGCTTCCCAGCAGGCGAATAAAAAGTTATTAGAGGAAGTTCATCAATAATAACCTGGGGTTGACTTCGTTTTTGTATACGCTTTGCCTTTTTTAAATTATCAGTTTTATCTGTTATTCCTAATAAAGTTAACAAAACATCATCATTAGCCAAAATTTTATAAATACCATTATAAAGATTAACTATAGCCACATTAATCTCTCCCCAAAACAAATTTCCTTTTCACTTTCATATAATTAAATGGGGATAGCTCTGAAATAACCTTCTCATACATTGGAATTGCCTCATTTTGAATAAACTCATCAAAAGTTTTCTCAAACCAATGTTGAGGTACAATATCTTCTCCAATATATTCTCTAAACTTCTCTCCTGACCCGCCACCAAATATAGAACCTGTTATCCTAACATTTCCACCAGCATCACGCCATGTTCCATTTTTTCGAGACCGTGAAACTATCTCTTTACCAGTTCTATAAGGATTCGGGTCTCCTAAATCCTTAACCTCTGGAATGTCTTCTGCATATACTCCTGTTCCATATTCATAATAAATTCCTATATGTGATTCAGGAAAATTATCAGCCATTGCTGACACAGCTGTTTCAATTAAAACACCTTCTACAACTGAAACTCTTTCTGCTACAATAGAACTTAATAAAGCATTACGTCTTTTAGCATCACTTGTTTCATCCCCACCAGCCAATCTAACTTTATTTGTTTTCATATGCAATCTCTCAACTGATTCTTTCAATCGCTCCAGTAACAAATCACGAACTCTCATAGTAACCTCTTTCATTCTGTCTCGTAAATCATGAACATATTTTTTATAATCAAAAAATATGACATCATCACGTTTTGACATAACAACATCCCCTAATTGACACTTGAGCTAACTGAAATAACCAATAAATTTTCATAGCTAAGACTATCAATCCCTGTTATTTTTAGACTTGCTGGCGGATTGGCAGTTTTAAGAATAACTTTATCGGTTAAAGAAATCGGAACTGCTGGAATGTACAACGTGTATTGATTGTCAGGATACAACCCAGGTTTATATTGTGTCAAATCTACTCTATCACTGTACATATAAATATTTAAATCACTTACTTTAATAACATCATCCACATAAATATTACCAACATCATCTGCTGTTTCTTTCTTGCCGACCACATCAATTACAGCATTACATTTAAGCATCAACGTATTCACACTGGCTATTTGATTATCTATAATTTCATCTGAAGAAGCAACAACAATATAGTATTCATTACTAATGGTGTTCTTAACAAGGGTGCCATTTTTAATATTAACATCAGGCAAAAATATGCCTTTTCTATAAACTTCTAATGATAGAGTAGTGTTACTTGACTTATTAGCTTTCCCAATTAAAGCTTTAGTAGTTAATTGAGGTATCCAATTGATCACACCACTTATACCATTATTAATATTAAAAATATCAACAATCACGCCTTCACTTTCAATAATTTGTCGTTTTTCCAATATCAAAATTAATCACCGCCAATGGGTATTCTATTACCCTTCTTTATATCAAGCAAAACAGGTATGACATTTTCTATAACATCAACAGTTGTAATATTACTTAAATATGCTTCCACTTCATTTAAATATTTTTGTGCATTAGCTTCCCAATCAACTTTATCCTTTTTCCACCGTACATCAATTGTCTGAACATCAACTTTAATTCTGTTAGGCATACTCGGGGCAAGCAAATAACAAATATATGACAAAACAGCATTTTTCAAATACAACAAATCTTCTTCGTCTGTAATCAACTTATAATCTGGCACTCGCTTTTTAATAACAGATTCAGCCATTTCAGAAATAAAAATATTATTTATATCAGCATCAGGTAGCTCATATTCTGATACACCTAACTTTGCGCGCACTAAATTCTCAAATCCAGGTTCTAAAATTTCCATAATTATCACACCTTATTTATATTGCTCTACAACAACAAGCGGTCTACTAAATGAATACAAAATCACTCTATCTGGATTCTTAAAAACTTTTTCTGAATCTGGCTTTACCAAATCAGATTCATCATATTTCAGCTCTAGATCACTAACATACAAATCCCCACCGCCAAGATTTTTCACAACAACTTTCTGAACTCCTTGCACTAAATTAACAACAAATAATTCATGTAAATTCATTCTAAATTCTTGTTTATCTACCATCCCTAAGTTTTCTACTTCTACTAATTCATCTGACTTCACTTTTTTAGCCATCTATTCCCTCACCTCTCAATTATTAGCCAAAAGTCGCTACATTCCGTAGCGACCTTAGCTAACTTACTTTAATTAGATTACTCTACGGAGTAATCACATCGGCAATTAAGAAACCAGCTACATTTGATACCATCTTCTGGTCGTACCATCTTTCTACTTCAGTTATAGTGGCTCTTCTTCCTTGTTCATACCATTTTCTTACAGCTACTGCTCCTTGACCATCTTTATTCCACATAAATGAATAACCAATAGAAGCAATTTTCTTTCCAGGAGTTGGAGGAATATACGCAAGAACTGCTGAATTACCCCAAATATAATTAAGCACGTCAGCTTGTCCAGGATTTGTAGCAGTCGATTTTAATGCAGAACCTACTAAAATATTGTCTACACCAAACAAAGTAGCCATCAAATCCTTAGTTAACACACCTAATTGGGTATATTTTATGCTTTCTATCAATTTTGGATGTATCTTTAATACATTAAATACTGGCTCTGATATAATTAAAGTATTAGCTCTTAGACCAGACCTTTTATGAATAGCCGATTTAGCATCTTCTATATCAGCTATAGGATTAGAATTAGAATAATCAGACCATTTTACATTTAATGTTTGAGAAAGTCCAGAGTCATAATTTGCAGGATTTAGAAGTTTTGAAGCCGCATCTACCTCTTTATTTAAAAGTATCATATCGGTGAGCATTTCCACAGCGTCAGCTTCTAACGTAAATATATCATCAGCATTTTGAGCCTCTTCATCAGGAATTGGATGACGAAGAGCATGTCCCTCACAATAATACTGGTCATTAGAAAGTCTCCAGTTAACTTCATTAGATTCACTACCAGGTGCTCTTCTATCATCTACTACCCTAAATCTTTCTTTGCCAAATACATAGTATTTATCCGATTGTTTATTAACTAATATTGGTTTAAAAATCAAATCGGCTATATATTGTTCATTTTTATAACCTATAGAAATATTCGTTAAGGCTTGATCAATATGCACACTTCCAACTGTAGGCATTAAAACTCACTCTCCTTCACATTAATTAAGCTATGGTAATAGTATGAATTGCTATTCTAACAGGAATAACATCGCCATCAACACCAGATTTTTCTGCAAAACCTAGTACATTGTAAGTACCAGGTGTTGAAGGTAATGCTTTTACTACTCCACCAACTCCTAATATAACACGTTGTCCGTAACTTACTGTACCGCTTAACTTAACTTGAGCTATGCCTTCCAAAGTAACAGCAATATTCTTACCTGTTAAATCACCGTAATTATGAAATTCATTATTTACTACCTCATCACTATCTACAACACCCAACGGTACATCATTATCTTGCGTAGGTTTCACACAATAACCATCTTGAGCTCCGTACGTGACAGCAGTATACATAGGAATTCCATCGGCATCGCCGATAGCATAAGTTTTAATGAAATCAGCTGTTTGCCCAGCCATTATTTCTCACTCTCCTTTAACTTTTTATACATAATCTTTGTAGCCTCAGCTAATGAAATATTATTTTCCTCTGCATATTTTTTAGCTTCCTCTGCCACATAAGCCCTAAATTCTTCATCAGATGCAAATACTGGCTGTTTATCAGTTTTATCTTCAGGCTCTGTTACTCTTCCATCAGGATACTTAGCGTTAACTTCTTCTCTGAATTTTTCATAAGTTTCTTTGATTTCTTCAATAGACAAGGTACTTAAAAACTTCCTAAACAGCTCTTCATTAAATAAATTGCCATGAGCTCTTATTCCCATTTCAATAGCATCATTAATCAAACTGTTCCTGTATTCTTCTGCTAATTCTGCCTTCTTAGAAAGCTCCTCCTTTTCTGCTTCGAGCTGTGCAATTTTTTCATCACGTTCTGCTATCTGCGCCAACAATTCTTTAGATTTCTCCTCTGCCTGCTCTTTTAAAGAGACCACAAATTCATCAATAAATCTTTCAACATCATTTGTGTCACTTAATGTCACACCATATTTACTAAGTATCTCTTTTAATTTTTCTGTAGTCAAATCCTCATCACTCCTCAAATTCTCATTTTTTTGTTCTGTATAATACATTACTACTCCATCTTTAGCCATATAGGTGTATACAACTGCACCTAATGGCACTGATTTAATATTATCTATCATTTGTAGTTTAGTGCTGTCTTTCAAATTTGTAACACTATTTGCTGAAAATTGTTTTTGTATTGATGCTCTATCACATGCTCCTGCAAATACAAGGGAATTTTCCAATAACTCGCCATCGCCATCTTCACCAACTATTGCATAACACAATTCGTTTTGTATAACTCCATCTCTCTCAATAGCATAAACTTCTCCAGGAAAATGAGGACATTTAGCAAAATCCCTAATATCATTACCGCAAATAGAACACTTATATGAACTAGCTCTAAACCCAACAGAAGTATCAAAAATAGTTCCAAACATAATTCCTTTAACAATATCATTTGTTGTCATTCCACTTTCTGTATTACGATTTAAATCTATATAAAACGAACCATACAATGTATTAACCACATTACCATTTTCATCAACTGCAGTAACTTTATAAGCATCAAATGACCTACCTATGGGTAATTGATCCGAATTATGCCCTATCAATAAACCAACTCCACTTTTTGTATCTTGCATGAACTTTGTAAGTAAATTATCATGAACTTTTATCATGTGGGACTTAACTAAAGAATCATCTATCATTAAATCATTAAATACAAACACATCATCTTCTGTTAATGGTATCAAAGCAAACTTATTTATTTTTTCAAGTTGTTCGGGAGTAGGTTTTAGATATTTCATCCCACTTCCACCGCCACTATTATCAGTAATCGTATCAGAGTTGGTTTCTCTAAATCTGTTTAATTGTTTGGTTGCTACTTTTCTTAGCTCCTCTTTATCTGAATCAGGAATATTACTATTTTCAACCCTTGCTAAAGCATTTTGACAAGCATTATGAACCACATGCGGTTGATCATCAATAATATCACAATATGGAAATTTTAACTGCTCAAAATTAACAAGTTCGCCTGACTCATGCCAAAAATAACATTGCTTTAATTTAGCAAAATTTACTTTATCTTTATCCCCACTCCCATCCGATGAAGCCCACTTACGAAGTCGTTTCTCAGCTTCACTTGCATCCCAAGTTCTGTCCTTTGGAGCTAAAGGAAAATCATGATAAGCTTCAACAGGCATTCAAATCATCTCCTTCTATGCATTAGGTTTTGTGTCAGGATTTCCTGAAACTGGCTTACCATCTTTATTTGTTATACTATTTATTCTTTGTAAAGGCTCACCAACAGCTTTATGCCCAACTGCTAGCATAGCCGCTTCATCTTGTGTTATCCAACCCTGATCTCTCATAAATGCATAATTAAGCAATGCGATTTGTTCAAATTGTGCCTTTTCAAGTTCAGTACGTGTATCAACTGGGTTAAATCTAAATTCTACAATACCTTGTTTACCACGTATATTTAAATACAAAGTTAAAGCCCTACTCATTAATGTTGCAACAACAGATTGGATAGCTTCTACACTCTTCAAATAAAGTTTTACTTCCATTTTTGCATAAGATTCAGTTTGTCCTTGTGAACGTCGTCCCATTATGGTTGACAATGTCTTTAAACCAGCCATTACTAAATTATCAATTGCGCTCATTAATTTTTGCGGGTCAATTAAGGCTCCGCCACCCGCTTTACCACCAACCATATCAATCTTAACACTATCATAATGAACAAAAGAATCATCTGGATCTAAACTATTATACATAGTAATAATCTCATTCAATCTATCATTAAGCCATTTCTGCTTCTTCTCCTCATTATTTCTAATAGAAATAGGCATTCGATTCAAAAGAACCTGTTCAAGAACTGTAATATCAAATCTTGGATACCCTTGATTATGAACAACGGCTTTTATATCATTCAAAACTTGCAATTGAAACAAAACAATATTTAAAGCAGCTAAGAACGGAGAACGACCATAAGGATCATCTATGAGCTCATCCAAACCTTCATAAAAAAATGTCGGTATATCTAAAGACAATGTACCCATTTTCTGATAAGGGACAAATCTATTATTTTCAAATTTAAATGTTATAGTTTGAGGGTCTACTGGAGCAATAAAAGCTACATCACTCTTATCTGATGTCAACACCATTTCAAATGATGCGGCACCACGTGTAACCACAGAGAGCAACAAAAAGTTTATTAATTTATCAATAGACCTCGATTTTTCAAAGCGATTAACATTTGGTACTTTCAATGAATCTATAAATCTTGCTATAATTTTTTCTCCCTGGGCATAAGGTTCATCAGAACCTAATTTATGGACATGAATACTATACCCGCTATTACCAATTCTCAAAAAATTCCACAGTGCATAAGATACATCGGGATGAGCATCAATCAAAATATCTATTAATTCAAAAATTCCGTACGATTTAAACCGTGTTTCATCTAAACCGAGTTGACTTTTAGCTACACGTGGTAACATTGTTGGCATACCGCCAGTATTAACCTGAGTAGGTACAGAAGTTCTTGCACCGCCAAAATCATCAACATTTATGTTTCTATCACTCATAGATTGAGAACTATTGCGTAAAAATCTTGTATTAAGAACACTCTTCAATCCCGAAACAATTCCCATTAAACCACCACCACTATATTAAATCTGAAACTCTATGAAAAACCATTTTACGTTTATCTACAAACAATTCAACAACGCCAAATCCTGCTGAAATAAAAGGATACCCTTTTTGTTCACCATATCCACCAAATTCTAAAGCAGTTCCAGTATTAATAAACATCTGCTCCAAATCAACAAATTTCTCACTATCCAAATTTGGAACACTTATTTTTCGTGTAAAATAAAATAATTTATGGGTATGACCCATTGCATATACATGTGCTATAGCCTTATCTCGCATTTTTAATAAATTATTTATTGCTGATGACTCAGTTACACCGCCACCACTACCATGCCAAGCATACACAGAATAAACCAAATCACCTACTTTAATATTTAAAATTGCTGAAAACTTACCATACGCATTATAAATATCAAGTCTATGACAAAATTCTTGTACAATTTCAAATGAGGTATCTCTTATAATCCTCTCTTCATGATTTCCTTCAATCACCAAATCAATCATATCAGCATAAGGTTTAAAAATATTAACAGCATATTCAAACTGCTTATATGCAGGATATTCCTCATCATATACAGCCCGCCCCACCGAAGTTTTAGTAGCCGCTTCAATAATGTCCCCCATTAATAATATACGAGTTCTATCCCTGTTCCTTTTAGCAAATAACAAAGCTTCATCCAAATATTTTTTATTGAAATATTTATTGCCCAAATGTGTATCTCCAATAAATAACAAATATACCGATTTATATTTTCCTTCGTATCGTGAATTAAGCTGTTTCAAGTAAATCACCACCACTCATTAATAGAATAGGCTAAAAACAAAAATTTCTAACACTTTTCCTTGAATTTTTTCCATTTCAACAAAAATAATTTTTAAAATTGAGAAATTTATTAAAAATCTAACAAAATGCTGATGTGGGTACGGAGTGGAGGTGGGGTGGTAAAAGAAAAGAAAAAGAAAGTAACCAAAGAAAAAGAAAAGAAAAAATATAAAAGAGGTATTATTAGTTATTATTAATTTATTTATATATTATATATGCTGCGTTTAGGGCTAATTTTATGTTTTTTTTATTAAAATTCCGCCCATGATGTAAACGATAACATATAGATAATTTCTGCTTTTTAATTGTGTTCTATTTTTTAGAACACAGCCGTTTTTGTGTTCTATTTTTTAGAACACAGAACCAAGTTTGTGTTCTATTTTTTAGAACACAGAAAGACAGAATATTATAAAAATTAAGAAAATATTATTTTTTAATATGCACATTAAATTTTCTTTGTTACATTCGTATATAAAAAGTGCGGGCAACAAATGAGTTTTTCTATAATATCTGTTTATTAATCTTACAAAATTTAGGTGATAAAAATTAAAAAAAAGTACACTAACCTAATAGTACAAGGATAAATTTCGTCACCACTATTAAGCTAAAAATTGTAAATTCTGATGGGGGTAATTGGCATGAGGTTCTTAGAAGAAAACTTTATTGAAAAATATAAAAATTTAACTCCACCGTTTACTGAATTAGGAAAATTCGTTTATTATAGAACCTACTCTCGATGGTTAGAAGATAAAGGCAGACGTGAAAATTGGCTTGAAACATGTGAAAGAGTTGTTAACTATTCGTTGTCATTAGAATATAAACACAGAATTAAAAATAACTTACCAGTTGATATACAAAAAATGAAAAAAGAGGCTGAAACACTCTTTGATAATATGTTTAATTTAAGACAGTTTCCAAGTGGCCGTTCAATGTGGGTTGGTGGTACAATTGCAGCGGAAAAATATCCTACAGCTAACTTTAACTGTAGTGGATTAGTTCTTAATAGTTTTTATGATTTTATAGATTTATTTTATCTTCTTATGGTAGGTACAGGTGTTGGTATACGTATTTTAAAAGAAGATGCAGAAAAATTTGAAAATTATAGAGCTAATCATGAGCTACTTGCATTACAGTATACCCCAAAAAAGAAAAGCGAAAGATTAGAATTGTCAATATTAGATGTAGATGATACATCAGCAACAATATATGTTGGAGATAGTAAAGAAGGATTTGTTGGTTCTTTGAAATTATATTTTGATTTGATAATAAAACCAGAGTATAGCCATATACAGACAATTAAAGTTAACTTTGATAGTGTCCGCCCAAAGGGAGAAAGATTAAAAACATTCGGAGGTACTGCTTCTGGACATGAAAGTTTAAAAACCATGTTTTTGAAAATTTATAAAGTATTAAAAAATGCTGGTGGTAAACTCAAACCAATAGACATATTAGATATAGCAAACATTATTGGTGAAAATGTAGTGAGCGGCGGGGTTAGAAGAACATCAGAAATTTGTTTATCAGATGATGAAGAAATAATAAAAGCTAAACAAAACATTTATTCTTACGATGAAAGCGGAAATTTAATTGTTAATACAGAAATATTGCATAGGACAATGAGTAATAATTCGATTTATTTTACGTCCAAACCATCTAGAGAATATCTTCATGAAATTTTACAGAGTATTAAAAATACAGGTGAACCAGGATTTATAAATGCAGAAGCCGCCAAAAAAAGAAGAAAAGATTTCCAAATTATCAATCCTTGTGCAGAAGTATTATTAAAAAACAAACAGTTGTGTAATCTAACAACTGTTAATGCGAAAGCATTTATTAAACCAGATTCAACATTTGATGAAGACAACTTTATTAAGGCAATGAGATTAAGTGCAAGAATTGGATTACGTATGACATTAGTAGATTTAGAATTACCAGATTGGGATAAAAATCAAAAAGATGACAGGTTAGTAGGAGCTAGCATTACAGGATGGCAAGATATGGTTGATATATGTAAATTAACTAGAGAACAACAAATAAATATTCTGAAAAGAGCAAAAGCTGAAATAAGAAATGAATTAGAAAAATATGCTAATGAATTAAAAGTGAACGTGCCCCTATTAGCTACTACTGTTAAACCAGAAGGAACAATAAGCCAGCTACCAACAGTTTCAAGTGGATTACATTATTCTCATAGTCCTTATTACATCAGAAGAGTACGTATAAATACACATGATCCGTTATGCAAAGTGGCAGAAGAACTTGGGTGGAATGTATATCCAGAAGTTGGACAGGATTGGGAAACGTGCACCACAAAAGTTATTGAATTTCCAGTTGCCTCAGGTGCTTCAAGAACAAAGTATGATGTATCTGCAATTGAGCAATTAGAAAACTACAAAATGTTTATGGAACATTATGTAGAACACAATGCAAGTATAACAGTAACTGTAAAAGAAGACGAATGGGATGACGTAGAACAATGGCTATGGGATAACTGGGATATTGTTGTAGGAATAACTTTTATATCTTTAAACAACAACGTATATCCACTTGCTCCTTATGAACAAATAACTAAAGAAAAATATGAGGAAATGAAGATTAACATGAAACCATTTGATGAAACATTATTATTGAAATATGAAAAAGTTGAAGAAGAACATGAAATAAGCGATGACGAATGTGCTACTGGAGCATGTCCAATTAGATAAAAAATTTATTTTTTCACCTTAAATAATTTACTTATATATCGTATGTATAAAATGAAAAGATGTATACATTCTCCTTTCCTTTCATACGCCCCACCCAAAAAGTGGGTGGGGAATATAAATATGAAGGTGGAATATTGTTATGAATGAGATGCAAATATCTAAACAAGATGAATTTGGAAAAACGAGGATAGTTGAAATAACTGATAAACATTTGTATGAAGAAATTGTAAAAGAATTATATGATATCTACAAAAGAAAAAATCATGACTATGGAGACAGTTTTTCCATAGTATATAAAAAATTTGGACTTCAAAGCGCTGTAATAAGGTTATGGGATAAACTTTTAAGGTTAGAGACTCTACTTAATGCAGAAGCTCAAGTAGATGAAAGTATCGAAGACACACTTAAAGATATAGCAAACTATGCTATTTTAACATTAATGGAGCTTAAAAAATCGAATAAATCATATTTACAATTATGAACAGAGCCTGCCACGCCTCTGTTGCCCATACAAAGCATATTAGCTGTTTTGCTAGCGAATAGCAATATGCGGGCATTATGCGGACTAGGGCAGGACATTATATAAAATTTATTTTGCTCGTCTGCCAAGTGCAGAAGGGGCGGAGAAGTCGTCCTCACATATGAGGCCAACTTCGGACATAGGGGAATAACTTAACTGGGAGAGTGCTGGTTCAAAATCGTTGGTTGCGAGTTCGAGTCCCGCCTCCCCTGCCAGATGTGTAATTTTTGGTAATATAACTTTTACAACTGCCGTAATTCCCAACAGCGTTGGGAATATATAAGATGCAATGGCTTCCGTGTGTAGGAGGCAGTTTTGCGGGGTGTTTCTGCCCGACCAAAAAAACGCCCCAAATATATATGGGGTGCAAGGTATGCATAAATTTTCTTTAGAGAAAATACAAGAAGCACGTCAACGGCTATATAAATCTAGAAGTGACGGCAATGAAAAATATTATAGGCATTTGTTTATTAACCAATTTGAAATGCTTTCATGGCAATATGCACGATTTCTACAACAGGATTATAGCAATAACACAACGTTAAATGCGACTTGGTCAAAAACAGAAGATGAAGAAATAAAACGTATTGGATATGAAGCATCTTTCAAACGGAAATATGAATTGCAACCAAGAATTGACGAAATAACAAATAATTGATGCTAACATAACCTTTTGTAATTAATAATGGGGGATAAACATGGATAAAATAATTGAATTACTGACGCTTTATGATGATGAGCTTGGGCAAGTAAGAGTCATATCAAAAAATAATAATGTTCAATATCTTGTTATAAATGGGGAAAAAATAGATAAATTTAAACTGCTAGTTTTGGCTTCTATTAGTTCCAAACAAAGCAAAGAAACTGCACTTCAAATCTTAAATCTTGCTTCAGAATTGTTTCATCCGCAAAATGACCCAGTATTCAATGAACTTTATAACGTAGTAGCTCTTCGAGTAAATCAGAATATTCTGAACTCAGATTAAAGTGGAGGTGGGTTTTGCATGTCAGATAATACAATAAAAGTTTTTGATGGCGTTTTTAAATACATCTATAATCAAGAATTTGACATACTTGATGTTTTTATTAAAAAAGTAGTACCATCATACTCTGAAGAAATTTATAACGGTGTATATGTGTATCGCAATAGAGAAACAAATGATGTAGTTGGTTTTTCAATAATGGATTATAGTAAGAGAGATAAAAATGTTATTAATGAACATCTACCTATTCAGCTTGATTTTGAATATATTGACAGTCATTTAATTGGTAAAAAAGTAAAAGATGAAACAAAAAGTGAATTTCTAAAAGACTTGAAAGAAACAACTGCTTTTATAAAACATGGAATAGTTGTTTTATATGACCAAATTAATAAAACATATGACCTAATAAATGATAAAACAGACAGAAAATATGATTTAATAAACAAAAAATTAGAAACCATTAATGATGTATTTAATGACCACATAAGAACTCAAATTAATTCTGTAACAAATAAATTAGGTATTATTTCTAATTACATGGAAAAGTTGTCCTATAAAATAGAACGGATAGATAAGAAAATTGACAAATTAATTGACATAAATTATGCATCTGAAAATAACAATTATGATTCCATAAAATTAGTCCCTTATATGATTGCTGGAGTTGTTTCCGCATTAGTGATTATTATGTTGTTATCCTTTTTTCATCTTAAATAATTTCACAATAAGGAGGGGGTATGATGTCTCAATCTATTTATGGGGCACATTTTTTACCTTGTGGTAAATATGCAAGAGATATTAATACAAGCTGTTCTACTGAATGTCCTCACTTTTCTAACGAGGAAATTGAACAATGTTATGCAGAGCATAAAAGAAAATTAATAGAAGCGATGAAAAAATTCTTTGGAAGAAAAATTAAAGAAGAAGAATGGTACATTTATCGTGATGTTTATTTTACATACATGTTAAAAGAAAATGGTGGTGTTAATAGTGAAAATAATACAGAAACAGAATGGAAAACTAGTGTGTCCTAATTGTCAAAAAGAAGATTTCAAAATAGTTGATTACGGACTTTCAAATGATAAAACGCTGGGAACTTATTATTTTATTGTTGTCTGTAAAAACTGCAAGCAAAAATACAAATACTTTAGTGATTTATAAGAGGTGTTTGTATGTTAAAAGTTAGTTTGTTAAATAAAGAAGATTTTAAAACTCTTTCTCCTTTAGAAATTGTAGGACAAACAGCGTCTGTTTGTTATAATACTAAAACAGATAAAGAAGGATTAAAAAGAATTGGTTTAAATGTATTACGTAGTCATCATGGTAGTCCTCAACGTGGAGTTATTTTTAGATTTAAAGTTGAAGGTTGGAATTTGCCACTCAAAAC